GTTTTCTGCGTACAAAATTCCCTAAATGAAATATTTTTCAGAAAGCGAGGTGATAGAAATGGCTAGACCGCGACAACCAATAGATTTGCTGGTTTTAAAAGGGAAAAAAAACCTAACAAAAACAGAGATAAAAGAGCGTCAAATGCAAGAAAATGCTTTAAAAGGGCCAACAGAAAACATAAAACCTCCATCTTATTTAACAGCTTCTCAAAAGAAGGAGTTTATTGAGATTGCTGAAAAATTAGTAGCAATCGATATTTTTAGTGAACTTGATGTCGACTCATTAGCAAGGTATTTAGATTCAAAATATCAGTACTTGCAGTTGGTAAAGGATATGAGGAAGGTTAAATCCACCGATGTAGTAGAACAGGAGAATGGTAGGAAAATTACTGTTGCAAATGAGGATTACCCGAAGTTGGCTCGTGTGAAAAATACTTTATTCAATGAATGTCGTGCTGCAGCAACTGATTTAGGTCTAACTATCACTTCGCGTCTGAAACTTGTTATTCCTGATCCAACACCAGCTGTACACACACCTTCTGAGTTTGAGCAAAAGTTTGGTGATATTTAATGAATTTAAAGAAAAAACTAATTGAATATAGTAAACAAATTATAAACGGTGACATTCCAGCTTGTTTTGAACACAAGTGGGCGTGTCAGCGTTTTTTAAATGACCTAAAACAAGAAAATACAGATGCCTTCCCATATGTTTTCGATGAAGAAAGAGCAAATAAATTCCTTGATTGGATGCGGTTATTTAAACATCGTAAGGGTGTGTTAGCCGGTACTTTTATTGAACCACATATTATCCAAGAATTTATCTTTGGCAATATTTATGGCTGGATTCATCGTGAAATGGAATATAGACGGTTCAAAAAGATGTACTGGCAAGTAGGACGTAAAAATGCTAAGTCCCAATCATTAGGTGCCGTAGGTAGTTACGAATCATCTGCTTTAGGTGAAGCATCAGCTGAAGTTTACTGTGCAGCTACAAAGAAAGATCAAGCAAAAATCGTTTGGGAAGAGATACGCGACATGATAAAGGGTTCCAAGGATTTAAGAAATCGATTCAAAGAAGCCTATGGCACCATTACACATTTGAAAAGTGGCTCTATTATAAAGCCGTTATCAAAAGAGGACCGGAAAAGCGGTGATGGTACTTCGCCTTCTTGTTTCATCATTGATGAATACCATGCTCATGAAACTGATGAAATGTATGACATTGGGGACTCTGGCCAAGGAGCTCGACCACAACCTTTACTAGCTATCATAACAACAGCGGGATTCGAATTAGATTACCCTTGTTATCGCGTTGAATATCGTTATGTACGACAAATATTAGATCCTGATAACCCAATTGAAAATGAAGAATACTTCGTGATGATTAATACACTTGATCCAGATGATGACATTTCAGATGAACGTAATTGGATTAAATCTAATCCTATTCTAGCATCCTATCCTGAAGGGTTATCGTATATACGAAGACAAATGAAGGCAGCACTTGATGTACCTGAAAAAATGCGTAATTTCCTCACGAAAAATATGAATATATGGATTGACCAAAAGCAAGGTGGCTATATGCCGTTATCAAAATGGAATGCATGTGCTCGTGAAAATGTTGATGTCACTGGCTATGACGTATTCATAGGAGTGGATTTATCAAAGAAAATCGATTTGTCGTCCACAGGATTGATATTCCCAACTGATTATGGATTCCATGTCAAACAACATTCTTTCATGCCTGAAGACGCTCTGAGAGAAAGACAAGCAAAGGATAAAGTACCTTATCAACTCTGGATAGATAAAGGGTGGTTGTCTACAACACCTGGTGCAGTGGTTGATTACAGTTTTATTGAAAACTGGATTATAAAGACTGTGGAGGACAACGGATGGAATCCGATAGTCTTTTGTTACGATCCTTATGGCGCGACACAATTTGCGCAGAATATGGCTGCAAGTGGGTTTGTAGTTGTGGAAGTCCGACAAGGTTATCCGACACTTAGTGAGCCTACAAAAGATTTCAGGGAGCAAGTTTATCAGCAAAACATTACACATGATGGTGACGAACTTTTAACATGGGCCATCGGGAACGCGGTCACAGAAGTTGATGTAAATGAAAATATTCGGCTATCAAAAAGAAAATCGAGGGAGCGGATTGATCCAATTGCTGCAGTAATAACAGGTTATGTACAGGCAATGTACAACAAAATAGAAAGTGGAGATGGCAACATAAGCTTTATTTCTATTCACGATTTATAAGAGGGAGGTGAGAAATTGAAGTTATGGCAACGTATAAAAACTACAGCGTACATGGCGTATGCAGGGGCTAGTACAGGTTGGAAAGGATCGACATGGGATTTTAGCAGCTGGTTTGGACGAACCTTTTGGGGTATTGATAACAGCCAGTTAGCGACTAATGAAACTATTTTCAGCGTTATCAGTCGATTGGCCAACACTATGTCAGCACTGCCCGTAAAATTGCATCAACATTATGACGTGATTCAAAACGATGTTTCAGATGTGCTCATAAATGAGCCTAATCAAAATATGAGTAGCTTTGATTTGTTGAATTCTTTAGAGGTAAGTCGAAACGAAACTGGAAACGGATATGCAGTTATCTTACGAGATATAAGAATGCAACCATCCGACATATTACCTTTAGATCCCAATTGTGTTACGGAATTTATTGATCGTGAAGATGGTTCTTTATGGTATGAGGTACGTGGAGAATCCAAAAATATGTATGTTCATAACAGTGACATGATTCACGTTAAGCACATTCGTGGTCCATCTAGATGGAGAGGACTTTCACCATTAAAAGTATTGGCCAATACCATCAAATACGATAAGGCAGTTCAGGAGTTCAGTTTATCTGAGATGGAGAAAAAAGAGTCATTCATTTTGAAATACGCTGCTAACTTGGATAAAGATAAAAGAGCTGCTGTAATAGCGGATTTTAGACGGTTTTATCAAGAAAATGGTGGCATTTTAATGCAAGAACCAGGTGTTGAAATCACTGAAATGAAAAAGCAATACTTTGCATCCGATACATTGGCATCAGAGCGAATTACACGCTCAAGGGTGGCCAATGTTTTTAATGTACCTGTATCCTTCTTGAATGATGTGGAAGGTGGCACAATGGCATCTAATGAGCAGTTAATGATTCAATTCGTAAACATGACGCTGTTACCTATTGTAAGACAATACGAACATGAATTTAATCGGAAATTACTTACGAAAGCAGACCGAAAGCAAGGTATGTACTTCAAATTTAACCTTGGTGGCCTTTTACGAGGCGATACAACAGCACGTACAAATTTCTATCAAGCGATGTTACGAAGTGGAGCTATGAAGCCTGATGAAGTCCGTATGCTAGAAGATTTGGCACCAATGGGTGGCAAGGCAAATGTGCTTTGGATTTCTGGAGACTTATATCCACAAGAAATGGATCCTGTATTGCGGAAGTCCTCTACTGCTGCATCAACTGTGGAAGGAGGTGGGAAAAGTGACTAAAAAACAATTACAAAGTTTTTTTCAAATGAAGGCGTCCGTTGATGGTAAATCTGCTGACGTTTTTATTTATGGCGAGATTACAAAATGGGCATGGGAAGAATATGGAGAAGTATCGTCTGTAACTTTTAAAAATGAACTTGATAAATTAGGTGATGTTGAAACGATTCACCTTTACATCAACAGTGATGGTGGTAGCGTGTTCGAAGGTGTAACAATCTACAACATGTTAAAGCGTCATGAAGCTAGAATTATTGTTCACATAGATGCATTAGCTGCTTCCATTGCTTCTGTAATTGCAATGGCAGGTGATGAAATTAGGATGCCGTCTAACTCTATGCTTATGGTACACAATGCATGGAGTTATGCAGTAGGGAATGCAGAAAAATTACGTAAAGCAGCAGATGATTTAGACCGTATCAATCAGTCCGCGATGATTGCTTATAAAGATAAAGCTGGAGATAAGTTGGAAGATACTACTTTGAAAGAACTTCTAGATAATGAAACTTGGCTTTCAGCTGAAAAAGCGTTTGAGCATGGCTTGTGCGATGTTGTGGAAGAAGCAAATGAAATGGTTGCAAGTGTTAGTGAAAAGGCGAAGAAACGTTACATCAATGTTCCTCAACAATTACTCCAACAATCTAATTGTAAATCTGTAATGTCTGCTGAAGAAAAGGCTTTACGTGAAAAAATTATTGCAGATTCAAAGGCGAATCTAACTTATTTAGAAACTATTCTTTAATTACTGGGAGGAAATTTTATATGAAAACTCAAACGAAAAAACTTTTAATTTCTTTAGAAAACAAAAACTCTATGAAAATGTTAATGCCACTGAACATTCAAATGTTCTCAGGTGACCAAAATCTTTACGAATTAAAGCAATCACTGATGATGATTGGCCAACAATTAAAAAAAGCAGAAGGCGAAGTTACTGCAAAGGCTTCTGACCCAACATCAAATCCAGAAGATATTAAAGCAGCTCAAAAGTCACGTGATGATTTACAATTACGCTTTGATGTAATTAAGCAACAACACGATCAAGTAGATAAAGAAGTTAAAGCTAAAATTGATGCTAACAAAGGTGTAAATGCCATCGATAACCCACAACAAAAGGTTATTGCTGCCAAAGCATCATTAGTCCGTTCTACTATGCGTGGAAAAGCGATTGATGCAGATATTCGCGCAGCACTTGGCGATGATGTAGCTTCTGGTGGTGGTAAATTCTTACCTAAAACTGTTTCACAAGATGTCATCTTAGCACCGTTAGCTAAAAATCCATTGCGCGGAAATTCTGCAGTAACACAAATTACGAATTTAGAATTGCCACGTCTATCTTTCACGTTAGATGACGATGACTTCATCGCTGATATGGCTACTGCAAAAGAATTAAAAGCAAAAGGTGATACTGTAGCATTCACACGTAACAAGTTCAAAGTATTTGCAGGAGTTTCTGAAACAGTAATTAATGGTTCAGATGCAGATTTAGTTGGACATGTGGAAAATGCACTTAAATCCGGTGTAGCTGCAAAGGAAAAGAAAGTGGCATTTACAACAACTCCAAAAAGTGGCGAAGAACACATGAGCTTCTATTCTGCAGAAAACGCCATTATTAAAGTGACTGGTGCAGATACTTACACAGCTATTCGTAAAGCTATTGCTGATTTACATGAAGATTACCGTGAAAACGCACAAATTATTATGTCATACGCTGATTACTCTGACATCATCGAAAAATTAGCGAATGGGAATGCTACACTATACACTGCACAACCTGAACAAGTATTAGGTAAACCTGTTATTTTTGCAGATGCAGCTACAAAACCAATTGTTGGCGATTTATCATACTCACACTTTAACTATGATATTGGTGAAACTTTCGAACGCGATAAAGATATTAAAACTGGTATTGAGCAATTTGTTGTTACAGCTTACTTTGACCACCGAATCAAATTAGCATCTGCTTTCCGTATCGCAGATGTAGTTCCAGCTCCTGGAGATTAATAGAATTAGAAATTCTTAGTTTATAGAAAGAAGGTGAATCAAATGAGCCAATACAAAGTAATTAATCGTTTTCAAGAAAACAACCATGCAGGCCATGTTTATGAAGTAGGAGATACTTATCCAGCCGATGGTAAAAAGCTTGTTAAAGCACGCGCAGAGGCTTTGACGGAAGTCCATAAAGAATATGGCGTAGCATTCCTAAAAGCTGTTGAAGAGCCTAAGAAAGCTCCTACAAAGCAAGCGCCTAAACTGCCTTCCACAGATGAAAAGAGTGATGCTTAATGCCATTACTGGATGAGCTTAAAGAATATTTACGGATTGATGGGAATGATGAGGATCGTTCCCTTTCTACTATTCTGCAATCATCTATTTTTTATTTGGAGAATGCAGGGGTTAAACTGCCAGACGATTATTATTTGATTGTGGAGGGCAAAGACGTATTTGCCTTACATCGTTTAGCTATTATGACGCTCGCTACACACTTTTATGAGAATCGTATAGCTATTACGCCTTCCACAATTAAAACAGCTCAACAACCTATCCCATACGGCTTACAGTCGATAATTTTACAGATAAAGTGGGTGGATCCTGATGAACTATCGCAACAACAATAACGCAGGTCGTATGAACAAGCGCGCTACTTTCTTAAATCCACCAGATACGATCACTAATGGATGGCCAAGTGAAGAATGGACTAAACACGTAACGGTATGGGCGGAATTGAAGACTGCAAAAGGTTACAGATTATTTAGTTCTGATGCTACACAATGGCAAGGGAAATGTGTTATTGGTATACGGTACCGAAAGGATATTACAGAAGATATGCGGGTTGAAGTAGCTGGCAAAACATACGAAATGGATTCACCACCAATCAATGACAATGGTGATAATCAGTGGCTCACAATCTTTTTAAAAGAGGTGGTTTAGATGAATTTTGAAATACAAGGTATGGACGCTTTGATGCAAAATCTAATGAATTTGCCATTAGAAGAGGATGAAGAAAATAAAGCACTTAATGCAGGAGCAAAAGTAGTCAAAGAAGCTGTTGAAAAAGAAGTGCCAGTTGGAAAAAAATCAAAAAAGAATAAGAAAAATAGCTTGAAAAGTAACATTAAAATAAAAAGGGCAAAAGATGGTGAAGCCAAGGTACACACAGGTAAAGCTTATCACGGCCATATCTTAGAAGGTGGACGAAGTGCTGGAAGTAAATATGTTACGAAAAAAGGTAAGCGACAAAAAGTTACATGGGGACCAATTGCACCAAATCCATTCTTTACACGAGGATTTGAATTTAGTAAACCAGGTGCATTAAATGCTATTGCGGATGAGATAAAGAAAGCGAAAAATCTATGATAGATATTTCTAAACATATCACAAGTACTTTGTCCCCATTAAGATTAGATGTATTTTTCAACAGTGTTCCAACTGGATCAACCATCCCAAATCAATACATTACATTTTTAGAAATCAATGCAAAGCCAGCACTTGAAGCGTCAGATCAGGAATACGAGACTGAACGACTAATTCAAATCAACGTTTGGTCAAAATCCAATTACTATCAACTTGTGGAGGACATCAAGCGATTGATGGAGTCGGTTGGCTATGAACGCACATTTGAATACGATGCACCAAAACAAGAAGGCGATTCCCACTTTAACAAAGTGTTGCGATTCGTCTTTTTTGATGAATATTAAATAATAGGAGGTCATGTAAATGGCAGCTACAACGGTAAATGAAAAACCACAAAAAATTAGTTTGAAACGTATCCATTATGCATTAATGACAGATGAACAAACAGAAACATGGGGTGATGTTAAAACATTAACAATGCCAATCTCTTTAACTCTTACACCTAACTTCTCCGAAGCATTTTTAGATGCAGGTGATCGCGTGGTGGACCAAGAAGCACAAATGGATTCCATTACAATTGCAGGTGAAACAGCAGATTTACCAACAGAAGTTCTAGTAGATTGGTATGGTCACAAGAAATCAGCAGAAGGTGGTATTATCACCAACTCAAATGATTCACCAAATGCTATTGCGATTGGCTTTGAATCAGGATCTAAACTTGTGTGGTTCTACAAAGCGAAATTAAAACCTGGTGAGGAATCCAACGCTACTCGTAAAAAAGGTGAAACAAACTACAAAGTATACCCATTCGCTGGTGAAGCTTTACCTTTAATTGATGGCATCATCAAACATACTGTAGATACGCGTGATTCGGGTGTAACAGATACTCCTGAAACGTTCTTCTCTACTGTAACAAAACCTACTGAACCAACAGTACCAACACCTTAAACAGAAGTCCTTTCGAGGGCTTCTTTTCTTTTAATTAAAACTAAAAATAAGTGACTAACGAAAAGGATGGATGAAAAATGCAAATTACATTACGAATTGACAAGCAGGATAAAACATTTACAAATGACTTTGTAAAGGCACGTATTTTCAGAAATGCTCTAAAGATGAATGAAGAAATGAGCAAAGAAGGCGATGAAATTACAGTAGAAACATTTGATAAAATGATGGGCTTTGTAGTTAATGTTTTTGATAACCAATTCACTGTGGATGACTTATGGGATGGATTAGAAGGAGGTAATTTCCAAGATGAGATTATGCGAGTATTTAACAATGTGCTTAACATGGGTGGGCTAACAACGACGTCTCCAACAACTGAGGGAAAGTAAGTGGCCTAACAGCCTATCAAAATATTAAAAAGTTTTATCGTGAGCTATTAAAAGCAGGATACAAACTCTACGAAATTGATGAAATGGATATACATTTCTGGTTTGAACTATCAAATGAAGATGATGAGGAAATAGAGGAAGTCACAGCCGACGACATTGATTGGCTGTGATTTTTATTTTTGCCAAAAAAGGCGGTGAGAATATATGGCAAGCATAGGAAGTTTAGAAGTCAGTCTTAGTTTAAATGCGGCGAATTTCAATGGTACTGTAGCACAGGTAAACCGAAACATGAGAGCGATGGGAAGTGAATTACAGGCTATTCGGGCAAGAGGCTCACAATATGAAAATTCATTGACTGGTCTTTCTCAAAAACAAAATGTACTATCACGATCATTCGATGCTGCATCAATTAAGCTGCAGGAACAGCGAAGAAGATATGATGAACTCGTAGCATCTGGCACCGCATCCTCTGCTCAAATTGAACGACAAGCCAATGCGGTTAACCAAGCACAAACTCAATACAATCGCCTAGAACGTGAATTAGCAGAGGTTACAAATCAATTACGTATCCAGTCGTCGCAGTGGACACAAGTCGGTCAACGTATGCAAGAAGTCGGCAGTAAACTATCTGCTGTAGGCGACGGGATGATGAAGGTTGGTAAGAAATTATCAATGTATGTTACAGCACCAATCTCTGCAATGGGTGTTGGAGCATTTAAAGCAGCCGTTGATTTTGAATCAGCCTTTGCTGGTGTACGAAAAACTGTAGATGCTACTGAATCAGAATTTCAGCAATTTTCTGGTGAGATTCGGAATATGTCGAAAGAAATCCCTGCAGCTGCTACTGAGATTGCAAGGGTAGCGGAGGCCGCTGGACAGTTAGGTATTAAAAATGATGCCATCATAGGCTTTACAAGAACCATGACAGATATGGGTGTTGCTACAAATATGTCTGCTGACGAAGCAGCTACTGCACTTGCACGGTTTGCAAACATCACTAAAATGTCACAACAGGACTTTGACAGACTAGGGTCTACAGTTGTTGGATTAGGAAATAACTTCGCGACAACAGAATCCGAGATTATAGAAATGTCATTACGTCTAGCAGGAGCCGGAGCGCAAATTGGTATGTCCGAAGCTGATATTCTAGGTCTTGCTACTGCACTGTCCTCTGTGGGTATCCAAGCAGAAATGGGTGGTTCTGCACTATCTCGTGTAATGGTACGTATGCAAGTAGCGGCAACTACAGGGCTTGGCAAAACAGAAGAACTATCAAGAAAAACAGGCATGTCTTTACGTGAGTTGCAAATGCTTGCGGCTAATAACAGCATGGATTTTACTAGCTTGGCAGATAGTCTTGGTATGACCAACAAAGAAATGAAAAACATCGTTAATGCGGGGCTTGATCTAGAAAACTTCGCGAAAGTTGCTGGTTTGACTAGTAAACAATTTAAAGAGATGTTTGAAAAGGATGCAGTAGGTGCTATTGGGGCATTTGTAAATGGCTTAGGTAATGCAGAACAAGCGGGCGAATCAGCCATCAATATGCTTCAAGAGATGGGTATCACGGAGATTCTTCTACGAGACTCATTACTACGTGCTGGGAATGCTAACGAACTATTCGCAAGCTCAATCGATATTGCCAATAAAGCATGGGGCGAAAATGTAGCTCTAGCAAATGAAGCTGAACAACGATACAAAACAACTGAATCGCAACTAATTATCCTGAAAAATAAACTAGTCGACTTAGGGATTACCCTTGGTAATATACTAATTCCTTTTGTATTAAAAATGGTTGAATTAGTTGAACCATGGATTGAGAAATTTGCAAATCTATCTGAAAAAACTCAAAAGACCATTCTTATACTTGGTGGATTAGCTGCAGCTATTGGTCCTGTACTCGTTGTTGGTGGAGCTTTAATTTCAAGTATCGGCACAATTGTCAGTGCAGTCGGTGGGCTGTCCGTTGCTATAGGCGCTGCTGGCGGAGCAACAACGGCATTTGGTGCATCATTAGCTTTAATAACAGGTCCTGTCGGTTGGGCAATAGGCGGAATCGCATTGTTAACAGCTGGCGGAGTTGCATTATATAAAAACTGGGACACAATTGTTGAAAAGAACCCTCAATTATTAGCTGCATTTGCTGCTATTGCCCCTCCAGTTGTTTTAGCTGTGGGTGCAATTAAGACGATGCAAGAGGCAATGAGCCCTGCAATAGAACAAGTTGATTTGTTTGCAGATGGAGTATCAGAAGGCACTAAAAAAGCACTAGGAGGATACTTAGAACTATCGGATGGAGTTTCGAAAACATTATCTGAGGTTTATATTACTTCTACAAGAATGACGGAAGAAATAGCAGCTGGTATGGCAGAGAAATACGCTGAAATGAATACAAAGATTGTGGAAGGCATGAAGGCAAGGCATCAAGAGGAATTATCTGAATTAGAAAGTTTCTTTATGAATTCATCTGCTCTTTCTTCAGCGGAAGAGGAAAAGATACTAGCAAATCGTCAAGCACGCAATGAAAAAGAAATTGAACAACAAAATTTTATGTTTCAACGTATTAAAGAAATTACTGAACAAGCAGCTGCTGAAAATCGACAACTCACTGAACGTGAGCACGAAATTATTAATAACTACAATCAAATGATGAAAGAAAATGCAGTAAGGACTTTTTCTGAAAGTGAACTAGAACAAAAAGTCATCATGGAGCGAATGAAAGAAAATGCATCAATAGCATCTGCTGAACAAGCAGCAGAGGTTGTAAAAAATGCTATCAAACAAAAAGATGAAGTCGTTAAAGAGGCTAATGAAACCTATGACAAATCACTTGCTAAAATCATTCAAATGCGTGATGAAACAGGAGAGATTACAGCTGAACAAGCTGAAAAAATGATTGCAGAGGCTACTAAAGCAAAAGATC